GGGTTTGTAATGCAGCAGGAAGAAAAATAATTACATTATTTAAGAAATTAAATGTCGAAAGACATAAGATTTCTAAATTATTCGAGTTTATAGAAGAAACAGAATATAAACCAAAAATAACCACCACAAATACAAAAGCAGTTGAACTCCCAGCAGAGTTTAGACCATTATGGAAATTAGATAAAACTTCGCCTGAGTATAGAAATGCTATTTATTATCTTAAAAAACGAGGTATTACAATATATGATATTCTTAAATATAGAATTGGATATTGTAGAAAAGGATTATATTCTGGAAAGATCATCATACCAAGTTATGATGCAAATGGAGTATTAAATTATTTTGTTGGAAGAGCTTATTATGAAGATGATGTATGGAAACATAAAAACCCACAAGTATCAAAAGATATAATAGGATTTGAATTACATATCAACTGGAACTATCCAGTATGTTTAGTAGAAGGAGTATTTGATGCAATTGCAATCAGACGAAATGCAATACCATTATTTGGAAAAACAATTCCAGATCAGTTAAAGCATAGAATAATAGAAAATAATGTAAAGACAATTTATATATGTCTTGATCAAGATGCAAGGAAACAAGCCATAGAAACAGCAGAATATTTTATGGCAAATGGAGTAGATGTATATTTTGTAGATTTGAAAGAAAAAGATCCTAGTGAAGTTGGATTTGGAAAGATTAATAATATATTAGCCAATACAGAAAAATTAACATCTGAATGGGTAATGGAACAAAGAATAATGGGAATATGATAAATAAGATATATCACATAGCAGATGTACATATAAGGAACGTAAAAAGACATAAAGAATATAGACAAGTATTTAGAAAATTATATTCTTATATCAAAAAGACAAAAGAAGAAAATGATGTAATATATGTAGCCGGAGATATAGTACATGCAAAAACAGACATGTCACCAGAACTAATAGATCTAACCTCAGAATTTTTTACAAATCTAGCCGATTTATTACCTACAATAATAATTTTAGGAAACCATGATTGTAACCTAAATAATAATTACAGACTAGACGCCTTAAGTCCAATCGTTAGAGCCATCAATCATAAGAATATACACTATCTTAAAGACAACGGTGTATATAATATCCAGGGTGTACACTTTAACGTAATGGCGGTGGATGAAAAGCCAATAAAATACATTCAAGCTAAAGATTTTGAAGGAGATTATAAGATTGCACTTCACCATGGATCGGTTCATAATGCATCAACAGATGCAGGATTTACGTTAAGTAATACCCATGTTACCACTGATATATTTGCAGGACATGATTTAGTATTATTAGGAGATATTCATAGACCACAATTTTTAGATGATGAAAAAACGATTGCGTATGCAGGTTCATTAGTACAACAGAATCATGGAGAGGCGTTAGGACACGGAATTATGGTTTGGAATTTAGAAACTAAAAAATCTGAATTTGTTGAAATTAATAATGATTATGGATATTATACATATGAAATTGATAATGGAAAAATTATTAATCCTAATTCAAATATTCCAAAAAAGCCAAGACTGAGATTAAAAGTTAAAGATACCGATTCTGGAACACTAAAACAGTTGATAGCAAAAATTAAATCAAAATATAAAGTACAAGATATATCCATTCAAAAAATTAATGCATTAAATACTACTGATGCCCAAAATAAAATTAATTTCGGTAATGTAAGAGATGTAGAATGGCAAAATAATGTTATTACAGAATACTTATCAGATGAATTTGCACTCGATGATGAATTATTAGACACAGTAAGACATATTAACAGAATAGTACATTCTAAATTACCAGCAAATACATTAACAAGGAATATAACATGGTCACCAAAGAAGTTTGAATTTTCAAATATGTTTAGTTATGGAGAAGATAATGAAATAGATTTTACAAATATGATTGGAAGCTATGGATTATTTGCTCCAAATGCATCTGGGAAGTCAACATTACTTGATGCACTTGCATTTTGTTGCTTTGATAGATGTAGTAGAACAAAAAAAGCCGCACATGTATTAAACAATAAAAAATCTAGATTTGCATGTAAGTTTGAATTTGAATTAGGAAAGTATAATTATTTTATTGAACGGTTAGGAAAGAAAAATAATAGAGGACATGTTAAAGTTGATGTTAATTTCTGGAGAGTAGATAAAGATGGAAATGAAGAAAATCTAAACGGAGACCAAAGAGATACTACAAATAAAAGTATAAGGCAATATTTAGGTTCATATGAAGACTTTGTATTAACAGCATTATCTTTACAGAATAATAATACTGGGTTTATTGACAAAACACAAAGAGAAAGAAAAGATTTATTATCACAATTTTTAGATATTGATATATTTGAACAACAATATTTAATAGGACATGAAGAAATTAGAGAAACAGCTGCTTTAATTAGAGAATATAAGAGAAAAGATTTTTCAACTGATTTAGTTAACGCGAATGAAATTATAACTCAATATACTGGTTCATATGAACAAATGAAATTAGATAAATCTGAACATGAAGAAATGAAAACAAATCTTAATGATATCATTTTTAATATGACAAAAGAGTTAAAGAAAGTTGATGATACATTATCAGAACCAGATGATATTAAATTTGAAATCACTCAATTAAATGATTCTTTAGGAAATCTAAAATTAGAAAAAAATAAACAAGTAGCTTTAATTAAAGAACAAAAAGAATTAATTAAAGAAACCGAACAAAAGATAAATAATGTTGATGAAGATTTTCTTAAAGATCAAATTATAGAACTAAAAAATTATAAAACAGATTTAGTTAAATTAAAAAATGATCTTAAGGTAAAACAATTAAAAATTCAACATGCCCAAAAAATGGTATCAAAACTAGATAAACATGAATGGGACCCTAATTGTAAGTTCTGTATGGCCAATCCGTGGTTACAAGAAACAAAACAAACTGCAGATTTTTTACCTAAATTAATTGATGAAGAACAACAAATAACTTTTGATATTGATGATATTGGCGGAAGAATATCTGATATAGAAATAAAAGAAAAACCAGAAGCAAAACTAACTGTACTAAATGATATAAAACATTCATTAGGAATAAATAATGGAACGTTAATTGCTCAAGAACATGAATTAATAACTATAGATTGGAATATCGAAAAATCTAATAATGATATTAAAACTGAAAGAACTAAACTAAAGAAATCTATAAAACAAAAAGATAATATTGAATATAATAAAGTTAAAAATATCGAAATTCAAGAAATTCGAGACGAAATTACAACAGTAAATTTTGAACTAAAACAGTTAGATTCAAACTTATTAGTATTATCAGGCAAGTTAAAAATGGCAGAAAAGTCTAGAAAAGATGCACAAGATGGCATTGATAGATTAAAAGATTTAGAACAACAATATAAAGGATTCGAGTATTATCAAAAATCTGTACAAAGAAACGGAGTTCCATATCATTTAATGTCAAAAGCACTTCCACAAATAGAATCTGAAATAAATAATATTCTAAATCAGATAGTTGATTTTACAATGATATTACAAACAGATGGAAAAAATATAAATGCATTTATTGTATATGATGACGATAATTACTGGCCATTAGAATTAACATCAGGAATGGAGAAATTTATTTCATCATTGGCAATAAGAACTTCACTTATAAATGTATCAAATCTACCAAGACCTAACTTCCTTGCAATTGATGAGGGATTTGGTGTTCTAGACTCAGATAACTTAAATTCAATGTATATGTTATTTGATTATCTAAAATCACAATTTGGGTTTATTATGTGTATATCTCATATAGATGCAATGCGAGATATCGTAGAAAAACTAATCGAAATTAAAAAGACAAACGGCTACTCCAAAATCTCCTATAATTAAGAGTTAACCATATTTATATTAAATTAATGAATTACCAGATTAACAATCTTATTTAATCAAGATCGATAAGAATTAAATAAGACCGTTAGTTGCATCTGATAATATGGAAGATTCAAATTAAGGAGAAACTAAATGCCTATAAAAAGAGAGGCAACATACATTGGATTAAAGGACGGCGCACGGCAACGATATAACATTATCGACCGAGATCCAATATCCCGAGATTTTTTCGAAATAGTAGAATTTCCAGAGGTATTAACTGCAGGTAAAAATGTATTTAAG